GGCTGAAAACTATGATAACGCGGTAAAGCGGCAAACATCTCTTTCAGCCTCCAACGCTACAAGGCTTAGTGCTTTAGATACAACTGTTCTAAAATCTCTCGACACATACAATAAAACAGCAGTCACACCATTCACTAACTTTTTATCAGGTGTACCTACACCTGGTCCTGGTGAAACTCAAGTAGATGTTGATACAGCCAAAGTAGGTAAACTACTTGAAGATTACAAAAAATCAAACGTTATGCCTACATTAACTGGGGCAGACACAGCACTTTTAGGACCACTGCAAAAAGCAGTTGATGCGTATGAAACACAAAAAATAGCAGATGATAAAAAAGCAGCCGCAGCACGAGTAGCTGCTGAAAGCGCAAAATCAATTGCCCAAACTAGGGGTGATATTACTAGCTATAATGCGTTACTAGCTGAAGCAAGAAAAAAAGCGCCTGTTGTTGCAGACACCACAACAGACCTGCTCAGTAAGATGAAAGGTACAACACCGCCAACAGGTACACCACCGCCAACAGGTACAGTGCCGACAGGTACGGCACCAAGTAACCCCCCTGTTGAATTAACAGATACCGCCCCCTCTAAATTATCGTTAATAACTGATAAAGATGGTAATCGTTTAATAAGTGATGAGTTAATTGCCGCTGGTATTAAAGGGGACAGTAAATCTAAGCAACAAGCTAAGAGTGAGCAAACAAAAATATTAAATGTTTGGGCAAAAGACATATTAGCTAACGGTGGGTATATTGATCCGTTTACAGGTAAGCAGCGCTCATTTACCCCAAAAGATTATGGTTATTCTAGTGCATTTAATTCTACTATAGGTAGAGTATTATACGGAGATAGTACCCCAAAACTATTATCTAGTTATCTTAATAAAATAGGTCGTCCTACTTCTCTTAGTGGTATACAGCCAGCTACTACACAGCCAGCTACTACACAGCCAGCTACTACACAGCCAGTTACTACGCAACCCATTAACGCAGGGCTATCTTCATTAGCAGGTACAGCACCACCTAAATTTACACCCCCACCACAATTAGGTTTGAAGTTATCTAACGACTTTAACACGCGTATGATCCAACAAGACTTGGCGGCGCAGCAACAATTACAAAATCCAGGTACTTACGCTACAGGGCAGTTTGACCCATTCTTTAGCGGATATCTAAACTCAGCATCACAGTTCTCTACCCAACCGTCTCAAGCAAATCCTGATGGCTCTTTTAGCGGTGGGGCTTTATATAGACCTAACACAGGAATAGGTTTTGGTTTTCAAAACGCTTATGATGCAAGTGCAACCACAGGTAAAGCCGCAGGTGGTTATTTAGATGCTCAGTCTGTAGGTCAAAGCAACCAAGCGTTGCAGCAACAACCACAGCAGCAGAACAATCAGTTAGGGTTAGCTTCTATTCCTAATATGTCACAGTACACTAACTACACAAACAACCCAGGTATGATGTCACCCACCCAAAATACAGACGATGGCGGTGTAGGTGGTATATCTGTTCTAGGGCAAACTAACCCAATGTGGTAACAAATGGCTACATCAGGAACAACAATATTTAACCCCGATTTATCTGAGATATTTGAAGAGGCTTTTGAGCGTCTTGGATACGACAGAAACGGCATGCCTTTTGAGCTGCGTAGTGGGTATGATTTAAAGACAGCGCGTCGAAGCCTTAACTTACTGCTTGCAGAGTGGGCTAATCGGGGTATCAATCTTTGGACTGTAGACTCTGGAGAAATTCCTTTATTAGCAAATCAAGCCACTTATGACCTACCTACAGATACTGTTGATGTAGTAGACCATGTTATTCGCCAATACAACGATACGCAAAACCAAACGGATATTACGATTAATCGTATCTCTGTCATAACGTATGCCACCATACCAAACAAACTCACCACTGGTCGCCCTATTCAGGTCTATGTGGATAGAAAAACAACAACACCTACCATTACGGTATGGCCTCTACCTCAGACATCAGATACTTATACTTTTGTCTATTGGCGCCTACGCAGAATGGACGATGCAGGGTCACCTGCGACCAATACAGTTGACGTACCCTTTAGATTCTATGAGGCATTGATTGCGGGTCTTGCAGCTAAATTAGCACTTAAAAAAGCACCAGAAAGTTTATCTATGCTTAAAGCTCTAGCGGATGAAGCATTTGATTTAGCAGCGGCTGAAGATCGCGATAGGTCACCAATTCGTATGGTACCTAGATTTACGGACTATAGATAATGGCTGTTCCTTACGCTAGAGGGCGGAAAAGCTTTGGATTTTGTGATCGTTGTGGTTTTCGTTGCAAGCTTGATAAAATGCGTAAACTTGTGGTTAAAGGCGATTTGGTTGATATTAAAGTGTGTGAAGAGTGCTTTGAGCAAGATCAGCCACAGCTTCATGTAGGTGAGCAACCTATGTGGGATCCACAAGCATTGCAATTTCCACGTCCAGATAATACTATACCAACAACGAGAGGGTTATTTGGCTGGAATCCAGTCGCTTCTCAAACAATACAATCCACGCTAAATAGCGTAACTATCGGAGGTTAACATGGCATTGCCAGATCCAAGATTAAGAATTCCACCCACAAAAACATCAGGGCAACCCATGCCACAGCAAAACGTAAATACACCCAAAGCGGCTATGAACCCAAACATTTCACCGATTGCGACCCCGACATCAGCGACACAACAGATGCAACCACAGCAGGTACCCCAGATGAAAAAAGGCGGCACTGTTAAATGTATGAAAGCTGGTGGTGTTGTGTCAGCGGACATGAAGAAATCAGGGCGCAATGTAGCTCGCGCGGCTAATCAAAAAAGTGGTAAGTCAGTTAAAGTTGGTAGCACTCCTGTGGTAAAAGGTGGTGGTGTTATTGGTAAAACTAAACGCGGGTATGGAGCAGCTAGACGTGGATAAAGTTAAATTTGATAATATTAAACCCGTTCCTGTCCCTAAAGCTAACGGCTACCAAGACCAAATGAAAGGGGTGAAAACCTCTGGCGTTAAAATTCGTGGGGCTGGTGCAGCTAAAAAAGGCTTCACCGCTAGAGGTCCACAGGGCTAAGGGGCTTCCTTTGAACTACACAGAATTAAGTGCGGCGCTTGTCGCATACACAGAAAATACAGGGCAAGACTTCGCTGATAACATCCCTACATTTGTTCAGCAAGCGGAAATGCGTATCTATAACACAGTGCAGCTACCTGCCCTGCGAAAAAATGTGACGGGTGTTGTCACGCTAAATAACAAATATTTATCAGCCCCTAATGATTTTCTTTCTGTGTTTAGCTTAGCCGTGATTGACGGCACTGGTGAGTATCAGTATATGCTTGATAAAGACGTTAACTTTATTCGCGCTGCTTATCCAACACCTACGGCAACAGGGGTGCCTAAATACTATGCTATTTTTGGACCTCAATCTAATCAGGCAACGGAGCTATCGTTTATTTTAGGTCCTACCCCAGACGATGATTATGACGTTGAGCTACATTACTTTTACTATCCAGAGTCTATTGTCACAGCCGGAACTACTTGGCTTGGCGATAATTTTGATCCTGTACTACTTTATGGCTCGCTAGTTGAAGCTTATACCTACATGAAAGGCGAGGCGGATTTACTTGCGTTATACGGACAAAAATATATGGAAGCGCTAGCAATTCTTAAAGGGCTTGGAGATGGCAAACAACGCCAAGACGCATACCGATCTGGTCAAGCCAGAATAGCGGTGAAATAGTTATGATTACTCAATGTTTATGCAATAGCTTTCGTGAAGAACTATTTCAAGGTGTCCATAACTTTTCTGCTATTGGCGGTGATGTTTTTAAAATAGCTCTATACACTGACACTGCACAGATTGGGGCTACAACAACTGCATATACCACGACAGGGCAAGTTGTAGCTACTGGATATACCGCTGGCGGCAAAACGCTACTTGGGCAATTCATAACGGTAGCACAACCTCAAACAGGACCTCAGACATATATTACGTTTGATAACGCCGAGTGGACGGGTACAGATATAGTAGCTAGAGGTGCTTTGATTTATAATAGTTCGCAATCAAATAAAGCGGTTTTGGTTCTTAATTTTGGGCTTGATGTGTCTGCAACTGACGGGGTTTTTACAATTACTATGCCCGTAGCAGCCCCAAATACAGCCTTAATATGTTTTTCATAAATAGGTATTAATATGCACTCAGAAAAAGTAGATGCGCAAGACTCAGCCGGTGTAACCCTCATCCGAGGTGGAAAAGCTGACGAGCAAATTCAAATTACAGGTCATTATGATGTTAAATGTCTTGATGTTGACGGTAATGTGAAGTGGGAAGATGCTATTAAAAACTTAGTAGTGACTGTGGGTAAGAATGATTTACTTACTCAGTATTTTAAAGGGGCTGCTTATACAGCAGCTTGGTATATGGGGCTAGTTGACGGTGCATCTTCGCCTACTTATGCGGCTGGGGATACTTTAGCTTCTCATGCGGGATGGACTGAAAGTACAGCTTACTCAGGGTCTAACCGTATTACCACTACATTTGGTACAGCTTCTGCGGGTTCACTGACTTCTAATTCGGCATCCTTTAGCATTAATGCTTCAGCTACTATTGCAGGGGCTTTGATGTGTCAAACTCAAGTACGAGCTACAACAACAGGCGTTTTGTATTCAGCAGGTAACTTTACTGGCGGAAACCGCACGGTAGTATCTGGAGATACAATCGTAGTTACATACACAGCAAGTGCATAGGTGAAACATGGCTTTAGTTTTAGCAGATAGAGTTAAAGAGACAACAACTTCTACAGGCACTACCGCTATTACTTTAGCTGGTGCAGCTACAGGTTATCAAACATTTTCTTCAGCAGTAGGTAATGCAAACACCACTTATTACACCATAGCAGACCAAACAGGCGCTAATTGGGAAGTAGGTATCGGTACTTACACATCGTCTGGGAATACACTAAGTCGAGATACAATATTAGCATCAAGCAATGCGGGTAGTTTAGTTACGTTCACTGCTGGTACTAAAGATGTATTTGTTACGTATCCTGCTGAACGTGCATTATATACTGGTGGACCTTTAGGCACGCCTTCTAGTGGCACATTAACTAATGCGACTGGATATACTTATGCAAATCTGAGTGGTACAGTTCCTACATGGAATCAAAATACCACAGGCACAGCCGCAGGTCTTTCTGCTACCTTAGCTATTGCATCTGGTGGAACTAATTCAACAGCTACTCCTACGGCTGGTGGTGCAGGTTATGGTACTGGTACAGCGCACGCTTATACAGCGGCAGGAACAGCTGGTCAAGTATTAACATCAAATGGTGCGGCTGCGCCTACATGGGCAACAGCTTCTGGGGGTGGCGGTACAGCGACAGGTGCAAGTTACACTAATCCAACGGCTGCGGGTACAGCGGCAGCGGCATTTGGTAGCGGAGCGTCTGCAAGTGGGGGCAATGCTCTTGCTTTAGGTACAGCCGCAAATGCGTCTGGGGCTAGCTATTCAATAGCAATTGGTTGGAACGCAGGGGCAACCGGCAATGTTAGTACGGCTATCGGTATTTATTCTGTGGCATCTGGAGGAGATGCAGTTGCCGTTGGTAGACAGGCAAATGCTACAACTTCTGGGGCAAGCGCAATGGGTACAGGTGCAATGGCTACAGGTTATCAGTCAAGCGCATTAGGTGGTTACGGCACAGCTAGTGGTAGTTACTCTTTAGCCATCCAAGCTGGTACAGCTTCAGCAAATAACTCAGCAGCGATAGGTTCAAATTCTGGGAATACATATTCACAAGCAGTAACAGGCGCAGGGGCAATGGCACTGGGTGGTTCGTACGCTAGTGGTACAGACAGTTTTGCTGCGGGTGTTGCAAACAATACAAGTAGTTATGGGGCTAAAGGAACAAACAGTCTTGCTGTTGGTAAAACCTCTCTGTCGTCTGGGTTTTACAGCACTGCAATAGGCAGAAATTCAGTAGCATCTGGAAACGGTAGCCTATGTATTTGTACTGATGACGGTAGTGGGTACACTATATCTGCTACTGGAGGTGGCTCAGTCGCTATTGGTTCTGGAAATAAAAGTATCCAATTTGGCAAATATACTTATGGGTCGGGACGTATTAGCGCAGAAGGTGATGCTCAAGCAGGTAAACTTGTACTTCGTATGGATTCTACATCAGCGGTAGCTTTGACGTCTAAT